GTGGTATCCATGGTATCATCGTAACCAGCTTTCACATCCGTCATCCAGCCGGCTGTTTGGTCGTTAAACCCAACCAACTGTTCAGTCGCTTGCTCAGAGCTAGTCGTCACATCAGTCCCAGCCTCTCCGGACTGGGGCTCAAAACAATGGTCTTTTGAGTGAGAATCGTCTAACGGATCCTGCTCACACCATTTAACGAAATCATTAGCTTGACGCGTAATGCTCGCTGGTTTTGGGCACTTTGGTTTTTCTGCACTTAAGTCAGCAGAACTACTTTCCCCCTTATGCGCTGGGGGTTGCGCTTTAAAATTAGTAGCAAGCTAGAAATATACCTTTAAGAGGCTCAGGGCTCAACTGAGATCCTCCCAGGGGTTATTCTCTAGGGTTTCGTGCGTTCAAATATCCGACTAAACGTAAATAATGGCACAAGCCGGAGCTCAATAGCTCCTCACAACCTTGCGGAAGAAACTATTCTACAAATACCAGGGCTTCCATAATAGAGAAAGGCCAAGAGAAAAGGAATTTTATCACCCATTATAGGCCAAATGTAGAATCAACAAAATTGACAGTTTATTAGACATGAAGGTCTTTGTTACAAAAATTATGCGTCGTATTTCTCCTTCCAGGATTCAACACGATCATCATAACTAACCCCGAGAGTCAAGGGAAAGACGTTTGCGATATCAGCTACTTGCTTCATCTCATCTAATCTTGACTCAAAAATTTCTCTCCCGTGGAAAAACCACTCACGGAGAGCCCCGTCTATATTCTGAGCCGATACTTCCTTTGGACTTAAATCTTCAGACTTTAATCCGGCATGTAACGACTTAAAAATAGACATTTCGTCTAACATCCCTACGATAGAATCCAATTCTTCATCGTAGCGATTTTTCCGCTTCAAGAAATCCGCATCCTCATCATTCATGAATGGGATGGGTGCAGATTCCTTGTCGGGCATTGTAAATTTCATATCATTATCCGCTAGAAACTGAGCGAATGATACATGATTATGTCTATCCATACCTTTGATGACCGACCCCTTTAAGTCGTCACCATATATAGCAATAGAATTACAATCCCTAAACCTTACCGGTCTGCCCAAAGCGGCAGCGTAACCCGGTAAATCTTCTTCAATAGCAGTCTCATCGTACTGATGGTAAAAACCCAGACGATTCAAAATTGAATTAACTATCGAATTTATATACACTGTCATGTTTTGTCCCGAAGGATTGGTTCCTAAAAACCTCAACAACGTCCCATTGTAGGCCACAAGTGGACTACAAACTTCAAACGAAATTGATTGCATGATAGTTATATCTTTATATGAATAATTGCCACTCCATTTGGCAATACGATTCATAACACTAAACGCAGCTTGAGTCAACTGCGCCGGCATTCTTAAATCGTACTTGGAATAGTCTCCGGCAAGAATTCGGTCCTCCCCAAAATAGTTCATGTGCTTAGCAAGCTCATCCCATTCTCTACCGCTGGCATTAATACCTACTGCACACTCTGCTACTAACGGATTTAATGAAAGAAAGCGAGCGATAGGCAAGTAATACTTTCGTATTGCCATCTGCAAAGTAAT